GTTCTCGTGAAAGGTTCTTCATTCGTACCGTTTCATTGTCTGACTTCTGATTAGGAGCCATCAACTGTAGGTAGTCTACGATTACAAAGTCTGGCTTGTACTGATCAATCTTTCCACGAAGAACAGAAGGGTTGATCTCTCCACCACTATCATTTGATATGATGTGAAACTCTGGCTTACCTTGAAGGTTCTTTGCATGCCAGTCTTTCAGCATATCTATCTCAATTTCACCATTACTAATTTTACGGTGTGACCAACGACCTTCACCCATAATTGTAAATACACGGTTTCGAACTTCTGTCTCACTCATTTCAAGCGAGATTACCATTGGACTCTTGCCCTGCTTCCAAGCCTGGACTGCAAAGTATAGAGCAAGCCAAGACTTTCCAATTCCTGGATATGCGAGAAAAACTCCAAGTTGTCCTGGCATAATTCCAGATGGTAGGTAGTTATCAAATCCTGGCAAACCTGTTTTGATTCCAGACAAACCAAGTGACTGCTGGACCTTAACATTTTCAAAATAAGCAATTGCAGATTCAAGATCTGTTACATCAATATCACGAATCGCAGAAGTGTTCTTCTTTAGTTCTGATGTCTTTGTAATAAGATCATTTAAAGCAACTGTTCCCTGATTATTTTGGACATTGCTTGCTGCTGATCTTAGGATATCTTTTAGGCTGTCATTTAGATACTCTCCTTGCAGTTCTTCAAGGTGATGCTTAGTTGCACCAACATTTGGAACTGGCTCAAAATCTCTAAACTTTTCTGTAACTAATTCTGCTGGTGGAAGACTTGCATTATTTTCAAAGTATAGACGAATGAATTGCCAAATGTCTCCATGAGTTCTAAGAAGGTTATCCATGTTAGCCTGTAGCAAAACATGCATCTGCTTATCTTGAAGTACTGCCGTAATCAACTTTGACTCTGTACTATTCACTTAGCCACTCCTTTGCCATTCGTCTGCGTTCTTCTCTTTCTGCGCTATCTTTTATTTTATCTCTTTGTGCCTGCAATATTTTTTCTGCATTGTATGCAAAGTAATTCCAAGATGGGCTCTCTGCGACTGAAAAGTAATACTCAAGTATATCGTAACATCCTGGTAAAGTGTAGGACTCAACTAGGGCATCTGAAGCCCATTGCTCTACATTTAAATTAAGGGATGGCTTTGATTCGTACCTTGCGGTATGATACTTGCTGTATCTTGAAAGCAAAGCCATACGGTCTTTGCGTTCAGCCATTATGCTTCGGCAGCCTCTTCTTGTGCTTCCTTGATCTTGTCTGTAAGTTTATCTTCAACAAACTTGTAGACACGCTCAAAAGCCTGATCGATGTTCTCTCCATTGCGCTTTGCATCAACAACACCAAGGTCTAGTCGTAGTGACTGAAAGTTGCCAAGGTTTAGTGTGTATCCAAGTGTTACAGATACCTTTGTCTCTTCGTTTTCCATTTTATACCCTTCGTTAAATAGATTCATTCCAGATTGGAATAAATCGCCCATCTTCTGTTCTCCTATATGTAAGTATACCATCGCCCATTCTTCGTGTCAACTCTTGCTTGCTGGGCGTAATATCATTAGTAATTAACTTATCTTTTCTTGGTCTACCAATATGGTATGAAGCAAGTATATCACGTATCTCTCTTACTTGCGATTCAGAGTAGTATGATCTTACCTGAAACCCTCTAGCCCCACCCTTTTGCGATCCCGTTGGAAATGGGATGACTCCCCGCTTCATTAAGTCTGGCATATATTTCTTATGACGATTAACTAATTCAGCAGTCTGGCCAACCGTATATGCTCGTTCTCTTTTATTTTTAAATTCATTAATTAAACAACTTTCGATTTGATCTTTTGTAATATTATAAACAGACATTATCCCATTAGAATGGTTATAGTGATGTATTCTAACAAGGTCTCCATTTAGAAACCAAACTTTTTTGTTACCTGGGATTACAGGTGACTCATTGTATTTTTCGCTCTCAATAGTTCCTTTTTTAGTAACCATTGTCCCTCCAAAGTGTGGCTAGGCGGATGGAAAAAAAATCTTGAACCGCATGTCATACAATATACTTCTAGATGATTAATCTCTGTATACTGTCTATCTACAAATAATCTTCCTTTGCATTTCTTACATGTCATCATTAGTTTGGTATTCCAACTATGATGATGTTAATTCCAATAGTAGTATCTCCACCACTATTAAACTTAACTGTTCCCTCTAATCTTGAAGTTGATATGCTATTGATAGTTACAGAAACATCTTTTCCAGCATCTGTATTTCCAATGTTGATTGGTGTTGCTGTAACTACTGGAGCAAACTTAAAGTCTGTTCCAAAATCATAGAAGAATGGCTCTGTAGATCCTGCTGTTTTTGTTACGCTTGTTGTTACCTGCTTATACCCTCCGATTACGCGAGCCTCTGATATCTTTACGCTTTGCTTTCCAGATACTGGTGTATCGACTGTGACATACTTGTTTGTTGATGTAGATACTTGAGAAGATAGATCATTAATAGCCTTAACAATCTGATAGATATATGTTACATCAAGGGGTTGCCCACGCTCTGGTACAGGTAATATTGCCATACTACAATTATACCAGAGACCTAGTTGAGGATTCGAACACTTTAAGTGCTGTGCTAATTGCTGGCTTTATAGATGCTAATTGGACTATTACTTTAACGGATTGAGGACTTCCAATCTTCAAAAATGAAAAACTTGTTCCTGTTGTTATACCAATATGTACTGGCTCTGCAGAGTCATACTTGGCAAAAATATCATACTTCGTTTGCTCTGTTGGGTTAGATGAGTTAGACCAGTTAACAAATATTGTATTTCCAACTACCTCTATATCACCTGGCAGTTCTTGTACTGTTTGTGAATCTACCACTAAAAAAATTTGAGACCATGCTGACTTTCTATTTTTATCTTCAGCAACCATTCTGAATCGCACAACTCTTCCGTTGTCTTGTGTCACCTTGCCTAGTAATTCTTTTTTAATTACAACATTTTTAATTCCTGGATCTGCCATCAGAGCACATCCAATGCAAACCTGAACTCAATATAGTTTGTGGTGTTTGCTGATTTAATAACTGTTTTTGCCTGTGGTGTTCTCATTACTGAGTATCCAGTTAATCCATATATAGAATTTGTTGATGTAACATTTTCAAGTCTAAAACCATCAAGACAAACATAAAAATCTTCTGTTGGTTCTGTACTTCCATCTTTGACAACAGATGCGTAGATTCTTACAGTGTTGATCTCTGACCAAGAGAAGTCAGAACTTTTCTGCAACTCTTGAAGTTGTTTTGATACTACAAAATATCTATTGGTTGCAAAGTTATTATTTGTATCATCAATAACTGCTTCAAATATTGCCCATTTTCCATTTTTAAAAGTTCCTGTTGAGGAAAACTCAACAATAATCCTAACAGACTTTGGCTGAGTTACTGAGTCTCCAATTCTATTTACAACAGAAAATGCAAGTCTTAACTCGTCTGTTGGAGAGTTCTTGCTAAAGTCAACGGATGTATCACTTAGTTGTATAAAATTTGAAGGCTTGTTTGTTGCTATGTTTACTGCGTCAAGGTGCCCATTAGAATCTATAGATATTTTAGAATTGTTTCCAGATATAGCAAATATGTTATTTAAGAATCTGCATCGTTCATATCTATTAACTCTATTTGAGTTTGTAAAAATTTTGTTATCTGCGTTTGTTTGAAACACTGGATACACTTGACTAATTATATTTGTCTCTACATCGTTAATCAAATATCCAGATGAAGAAAATGTTCCAGTCACTGCTGCTGGAGCGGTAACGGTAAATGTTGTTGAGGTAGGAGTTGTGGCAATTGCTATATCAGACAAGTTAAATACAGATGGGGATACACCTGAAATAGATATTCTAGTTCCAGAAGCAAGACCATACGCTGCATCAGTTGTATATGTAATCGTAGTTCCAGAAGCAACTGCATTTGTTATTTTTACTACACGATCATCTAGAGGTTCATAGATTGATGGAATTTCTGCTCCTTGAGAAGAATATTTCCATGCCTCTGAATCAGAAAAAGAGTAGACAGTCTTACTGTCAAATGATCCTGCTGAAGGATTCGATGCACCAGAGAATAAACCAACCTCTGTAATCTCATATCTTTCTTGTGTAGGGAGTTCTGCTGTTAATACAATCTTTGACACTCCAGATTCATCTACAAATCCCCTTGAAATAATTGGGACACGAAACATTTCAAAGTCAAGTGATTGCTTATCTGAGTAGTCAACTGCTGCACTGTCTACTGCAACAGGCTTAGGTCCACAGCCTACTGCAATATGGGAGGCATAGGATGCTGTTTGTCCTACTAGGTATTTGGCAAGAATATTTTTGCCTGTATTAGTTATCATTAATTTCCTCCACCATATATTGTATCATCAAAAACTTCTCCACTTGTCAATATCTGAACCTCTGCCTGTTCGCCTTCTTTTACATTTATAAGATTAATTATTAAGTCTCCACTAATTGGATCAATATATACTGACTTGCAGTTTGGCACCTTTGTCCACTTAGTCTTGTCTGGCTCCCCCGCTTTTTCAATAAGGTCATACCCATTACCACACACTGGGAGCCTGTCTAATATAGAAATAGGGAGTGACTTAAAATATGAGTCTGAAGACTGTAGTCTTAAAATATTGTTTGGGTTATATTGCAAATACAAATCAGTTAAATTTTTAATAGGGTTATAAACTACCTTTTGTCCATTTACTAAGTCATGTCTAGATATCGTTGCTAGTTCCTGACCTCCTATATCTTCAAATATAAGATCAGTCATTATCTCAATAGACATGACCTCATCACCCTTAATAATAAGATCTGGTGTTGCAATTTTTACGTTATTATTAGTTGACGAAGACTGTGGGTCTGGAAGATTTGCTGTTGCACTTGTTGACATTAAACTACCTCACTTAAAAATACTGTCATACTTGGTCCATCTGAACTCTTTGAATAGTCTATATTATATACTACAAACCTTGTTGAAGGAGAAGATGCCATGTTTATTCCATTTTCTTCATAGTCAAGCGTAACAATATCTCCTAGTTGAATTGTTGGGATTGCAAATATCTGCACACCAACAGAAATTCTTGGCTTTGTTATTTTTTCAACTAACCATTTCATTAGACTGGTTGCTTCATCGTACGACTGAATATATGGAGTACTTAGAGAAAAATCTTTCTTACCGTAAGTCATGCGACTTAACTTTATATCTTGATAGTCTTGCTTAAACTTATAAGGGTTTGATATTAATTTATCAGCAACAAATTGAGGGTTAGAGGTTGTGGTGTTTTTATTAAAATAATCATCAACACTTAGCCTATTGTCAGACTGCTGTGTAAATGTTACACCTTGCACTCTTAGATAGTTTCCAGTAGTCTCATCTAAACTGATTGCTGTATCTGTTGAGTTGAAGATAATAAACTCTGCCCCATACGATCCCGCTCTAAATCCAGAAACAACGTATCCCTTAATCTTATTAAATGTAGGGGATATCTTTGCTGTAAGCGCTGGGAAAGCCTTGTCATATTTAAAATTAAATATTGCTGCTTCTCTCATAATGCTTCCAAACTCTTCAAAATATATGTTGTACTTTGGTGCTTCAGATGCTCCTATGCCAGAAAGATATGTGTCCTGGATCAATCCGCTAAGGGCATACTTTCTAAATGACTCATTTGCATCGATATCAGAATCTCCAAAAACAGAATTTACTGGAGCGCCCAAAGAGAAGGTTGTGTTTTGTGAATAGTTGTTGCAAAGTGCATAAACATTTTCAAACATTATTCTAGACGACCCTCTTGAAAATAGCGCTAGGTTTGAATAAACTGGAAGCGGATCAAGGTCATCTACAGTTTTAATTAGTTTACCATTTAGATATAAATAAAACCTTCTTAACTTTCCAATATCCTCATACTCTGCTGCAAGGTCATAGACAGTTGAATTTTCTTCTGCAACAATTCTTGCTTGACCAGTAAACTTTCCATCGTCTACAGTAATTTCTCCAAGACCTTCCCAAAGTTTAATTGGGATAGCCTTGCCACCTTCTGATTTAATCTTATAAAAGAAAACATTGCTAACGCTTTGTCTTTCATCTTTAGATAAATTGCCTAGGCCCAGTGCTGCTATTTCAAAATAGTACCCAACGTTTGTTGTTGGATTTAGCATGAATGAAAGACCTCCAGAGCCTCCAGAGACATTTATATTTTTATCTGGTGTGCTCCCATTAACAACATACATAGTAGTAGACCCGTTAGATGTCTGGCCTCTATCTTCATTGTTTTCTATTTTACCAACAATTCTCATTCTGGTTCCAAAGTGCTTATACTTTTTTTCTTCTAGTGACTTAGAAACATAAGAAATAAAGTCTCTTGGCTTTTCTTTTGTTGTAAAGTTTGGTCCAGTTAGAGAAAGAGCAGATGACTGAAGCGTTCCTGTTGGGACAGGATTTGCTGTACTAACTTCTCCTGTAAAAGAAGTTGACATAAAGTTTTTAATAATACCACTTCTAGAAGAAGTCTTTGCTAGAGCGTCAGATGAAACTCCAGACTCTGTTAACTTGCCAGCCGATGCAACCGTTGTTGTTGGTAACGTTAAATTCTTTTCAAATAGGTATTGAGATGACATAGAGCATCCCTTAACATTGTCATCAGATTTCCAGTAGTCAGATATTCCAGCACTATGTGCTACAACAGTAGTTCCAAACTGACCACGACCATGCTTTTGAACTGGTCCATTTTGAAGTTTTACAACACCATCTTTTTCAAAATACTTTGGCTCAGAATATATTCTAACTAGTCCTGTTGGATATATCTTACCATTAAAAGGAAGTTTGGCAAAATAATTTTGATAGTCTTCAGTTGATGTTATCCATACGTTGCCGAACCCAGAAACATTATATTGAACTGCATCATACTTGATCACTTCTCCCTGAGAATAAAAGTATCCATTGTATCTTGTGATCCAGTATGCTGCTTCGCCAAGACTAAAGGTATTGTTTATCATAACGTTGTTCTTTACTTCTGGAACGGCTGCAGATAGGTTTGACGTAAGGGGAATAGCGCTAAGGACATATGATGACTGAGTGCCAACCTCATTATTAATAGACTTTGTGTTTTGAGTTCCAGCAACCTCCCAGAGGAGGACTGGCTTATAGGTATAGTACCTCTCATCATCGACAAGGCTTGCCTGTCTAAGAGATCCGATAGATCTTTGAATGTATCGTGTACTATAGTTAATTACGCCATCATTGTATGCCGCATTTTCTTGAGTTGATACAGAAATAACATTTGCCAACTTAGGCTTATTTGTTTTGTTTGCTATCTTTCCATCTTGCACAAAATCTTTTGTCCCACTTAAGGCAAAGGTTGTAGGTCTTTCTGATATGCTTGGCATAATATAATTCTTGCTCATCATTACAAAATTATTATACTCGTCAAAGAACATTGCTGTCTGAGTTGAAACAGCCAAGTCTTGAAGCACTTGAGCAACGCTAGTATCTGGACCAACAAAGAAGTACGGAATAATTATTTCTTTTTCATTAGCAACTCTTTTAAATGTATAGTTAGAAAATCCAATATGGTCTAGCAACAACGATACTGCAGAACTAACAGAAACTTCTGTCATTAAAATCTCAGGAGCAGTTATTGATTCAAGGTACCAATACAGGTCTCTCAAATTTATTGATACCTGCTTTGTCATTAAGTCTTGCTTTGGAAATGAGTCAGAGTATAATGTTTTAATTGGAACATAGTAATCCCACCCATCTACATCAACTATAACCTCATAGAACTTAAACTGAACATGTCTTGCAATATATTTTGCAATAATGCTTGTAGAGTTATTTGGATTAAATGCTTGATCATGATCAAAAATTGTTATGCTTCCATTTGACGCTATGAGTTGTCCAACTGGCAAACCAGATATTCCTAGGTCTGAAGCGCTTTTGTTTACAGAGTATTCTAGAGTTTTGTCAGAAACATTTAAAACAAGTCTTGGAGATATTTCTATAAGATCAAATGTAGAGTCTTTTTTGTTCATAGTCTCTACTACAATTCTAATTCCACTAAGGTAATCAAACTCTCTGAACTGTTTCTTACCATCTAGAGTTTTAATAAAAACATCTGGAGATGTTGCATCTATTACAAAGTTTGTTAGTCTATCTACAGTCTCATCCTGAATGTACCAACCATACTTTGGATTAACTTCAACATACTTTATGCCGTCCCAAATATGGTAGACACCAGTGTCGTTACTATTGGCTTTGATAAGGTAGGCATAGCCAATAACAGACTGCTCTGGAAGCAGATCTTTGCTAGTGTATGTTTCTGCTAATACAAAACTTGATCTCCACTCTTCTGGAATAATTAGTCCGTAAGCAATTTCCACATACCCATCACTCTTGATTACTGATGAACCATCTCTCCTTCTAATTGATGGATCGAAAGATATTATATTTTCCCAGTTGCCATCTTTTAAAAACTGTATCTTCCACTTGCTAGGAGTTTTTTGATTTAGTTCTCCGTAGAAAGGATCTACATATGAACCAGTTGGTGATGAGAATGGTCCTAGGTTTTCTGTTCCTGTATGTGTTTGCATTTTAACTACAACACGATTTGCTGGAATCTTTTCTTTATAAACAACAAAAGGAACTGCATCCTCTATAGAGTACTGAGATCCACGAACATTTGAAGCAATGCCGTACTCTTCTCCAGACTCTGTTCTGTAAGATGTCCAATACTTAAACTTGTCATTTTTATCTGGCATATAGTATCTAGGTCTATCTGCCATAACTAGGTTAGGGTGATGCAGTTTTCCATTTTCAAAAAACACTGCCTTATTTATTCCAGACCTAGGACGGAACTGGCCAAAACATTCTTCTAGTGAGTAAAGTGTTTGTAATTTTTCTTTTTTACTTAACAAGGTTGTAGGGATATCGTCGTTGTCAAATGTTCCATCAATAACAACATCTGCGTCTGTTGCTCCTGTATAAAAGTTTCCTGCATCATTAACATCAAAACTTGTTGGCAAAGAAGAATATACAGACGTTGTTTGTGTTGGTCTATATCGATAGTTTCCTATTTGCTTTATGTTTGTAGGAATATTCATATTCCATTCAGCAGTTATGATTGACTTATTTCTTATTGTTGGAGATGTCTCTAAGAAATTTTGTAAGTCTTTGTCCTCAAACATTATACCTCTTCCAAGGTAACTGAGACGTTCCAGTAATCAAAATTGGTGCCTCTTTTTTCTACAGAGTATGAAAAACTTGATATAAACATTTCTACTATCTGGTTATACTCGCCCAGGTGATTGTATGGAGCATCAGTACCTTTAAAATTTCCTTTTTTGTCATATGATAGGAAAACCCAGAAAGAACCCTTGTGTCCTTCATACCACTCTAGCATATCTGCTCCACCTGCACCACCATCTGTTGTGTATGACTTATGAGGGGATCTTCCAGTTGTTGTGTTAAAGTCTGGTATGTTAGCATGAGATCTTGACGGGATCATGTTCCAACTAGTACTTATCTTAATCTTATCTGCTGTATGATATGATCTCATTCGTCCATTGATCATTCTCTCCCGCTTTTCAATACGCTCATCTGAAAAGTCTAATGGGCTTCTATTGTCATCTGTAAGCATTAGGAACTGATCTATTAATCCTGGATCTTCTTCATTTGAAGTATCTGCGCCAACCTCAAAACCGTAAGGGATGTGTAAACTGTTTATGAGAGTTCCAGAATTTTCAGACCATAGCATACCGCTAGGCCTTCTATACTTCTTACGACTTTGCATGTAGGTGAATCTTGGATCATCGACCATTTATGTTTACCCCCCTTACTCTTCTGTCATCAACTTGCTTAATTGTCGACATTACTGCCTGTGCAATTTCATTTGGATTAGCATTTGTCTTTGCATTAACAGTTAATGTATATGTATTATTATACACTGCCCCGCTAGTTGCACCCCCACTATTAATCTTTTTAAGGTTATCTACGCCGTATGAATCAACTGCATACTTGCTCATTACAAACTCTCCTGGAGTTAGCATTGCTGGAACTGTATCTGTTCCTCTTGCAAACCCACCTTCAGCAAAATACTTTGGAACCATTCCGCCAGAACTCAAGTATCCAAGTGCTTGCTTTCTTGCTGAAACAATCTGTGCAGATGTTAGAGGAGTGCTTGGGGCAACTGCTGCTAAGTTTTTCATCAATGAGACGGTTGCTGCTTCGGCAGCATCAGTATTTCCTGCCTTCTGCATTGACTGAATTGCTGGGATTGCTGTGTTTAATATTGTTGATCTTGCTGCTGATACTGCAGTAGGATTATTTGCAGCCTTTGCTGCAGCCTCTGCTGCTGCCTTCTCTGCTGCTTCTCTTGCTGACTTCTGCTCTGCAGTTTCTCCAGTAGAAGCAGGTACAACATATGCCCCTGCAGTTGGATCATTTCCAATTGTCTTCTGATCCTTGTAGCCCTGAATTAATTTGCCCTGAGTGCTTATTGCGAGTTGCATAGACTCTACAAACTTTGCACTTGAAATCATTGCAAGGTCTACTTGATTCTTAATTGCTTCCCATGCATCCTTGGTTTTGCCAAGTACTGTAATTCCTTCGATATCCTTATCTAGTTGAATCTGTCTTAAGCGAATAAACTCTTGTGCTGGCTCAATCTTGTCTTCTTCAATCTTAAAAATCTCATCTTGTAGTTTTTTAATATCTGCTTCAAGTTCTTGTCTAGTTCTGTATGTCTTTGTAACAGGGTCGTAGGCTTTTACTCCAGATAACTCAAACTGTCTAGACTGCTCTACAGCATCCTTTTGCTTTGTTACTGCTTCTGCAGCCTGCTGCGCTCTCATATCTTGCGCTGCTCGTGCTGCTGCTGCGATGTCTCCTGATGTCAAGGCTTCTGCTAATGTTAGTTGTCCCTTTTGCTGGTTAGAAATAGCAGCGTTTGCTTTTTCTACTTCATCTAAAGCCTTTATTCTTTCATCGTACTTCTGATTAATCTTTTCTTCTTGATCTGCCACAGCCCTTAGTGCTGCTTCTTTATCATCAATCTTATATTGGGCTGCTGCGATTTCATTTTGAGCATCTTCAATTATTTGGGCATTACCCTTTGTATCCAACTTGAACTTAATCTGAAGTGCTTGCTCTTGGACATCAAATGATTCCATAGCATTGCCAAACCCTTCATTAAATAGGTCTGACATGAATTCAACAGTATTTTTTAACTGATTTAGTCTTTCATTAAAATCATTTACAAGTTTATTAAGTTCGTTTTGTGCACTAACAATAAGTTCTTTATCTGCTCCGCTATTAATTCTCTTCTGAACAAGTGCTTCTTGTGTAGCAATAGCGCTTTCCATGGCCTTTAGATTTTCATCGGAACCAATGGCAACTGCTGTCTCTGTGCTATATTTTGCTCTTAGTCTATTTTGCTGAGTAACGTCTTTCTTAAACTGTGCGATATCAGTCTTAACTCCAGAAACGGCTGCTGCCTTTTCTTGTGCTGCAGTTAATGTCTTGTACTTTGAAATCAATGACTTTAAGGTCTTATCGTTTACTCCATTAGCAATTGCCTGAGCAATAGTCTTGTCTGTTATTAAATCATACGCATTTGCTACTGGAACCCCAAGTCCCGCTATTCTATCAAATGCTCTAGTCTGATTATCAAGAGCCTTAGACTCTTCCTCCATGCTAGAGTTCCAATCACCCATAGCAATTGAGTTCATGGCCTCCTGAATATTCTTAGCATCTCTCTTAAGTCCAATGATGTTGCCCTTATTATCAAACTTAAATAGTGAGTTCTTTCTCTTCTCGTATTCCTTTGGATCCATACCTACGATCATTTCAATAAAGTCTTGGCTACCACCTATTTTTCTAATGTCGTTCTCTATACCGCTGAACACATCGATGGTCTTGCTGCCACCAAAGAGGCCATCTAAAGCCTTGCGAGAGGCGCTCCAGCCCTCTGTGACCTTGATCTGGTTCTTTCTTACGTCCCTAAGTTTCTTTACTAGATCATCAAGAGGAGAGGCTTCTACCTTTGCTTTTTCTCCAGTTCCACTACCTGATACTGGGGCTTGCGTATTTACCTGAACATTATCCTTAACAGCCTTATTCCCCTGAGACTCAATATATCTTTGTACTATGTAAGACTTGCTTCCCTTGATATCGGGATTTTCTTTTCTCCATGCTTTAAAGTCTTCACTTTCAAGTATTGTTGCTTCTGGAACATTTATTAGTGTAGCAATTGTAGTTGTATAAACCTTTTGCTGGTCCTCTGTTAGAGTATTAAAGTATGCTTCATCAAATGCTGCAGTTCCTTTAACTTCTGGCATTATTTCGTAAACAATCTTTGCTGTCAAATCCTTATTTCCATCAATGCTATCAAGCATTGTATTTAACGATGCATATGCAGCCTTGCTTTCATTACTCTTATTTGAATAGTAACTTACCATAACATCTGATGGAATAACAGAATTGAGACTGTTTAACTTTAAAATATTTTTTGTAAAATCAAGAGCATCAGATTCTTTTTCAAATGCGTTGACTCTTGTTATAAACTCTGTCTGAACCTTTTTATTGACAACCTTATCTGCTCCAAGGATATTTGCTGCTGCTTCACCAATTGATTCTGAAGTTGCTCCACTAAACTTAGTTATTATATTCATCATCTTTGGAGCAATATCTTTATTGTCTGCTGCAAGACCCAAAAGAGTTCTGAATACTGCTGGAGGAATATCTCCACTTGCCATCTTTGCTTGAATTAAATACTCTTGACCACTATCAATCAGTCCATCGCTTCTTAAATTTTTTGCCTGTTGATTAACAACATCTACGTAGGCTAGTTGATTAGGATCATTCTTATACTTTGCGGTTGTTGCTTTCTTCATTCCGCTCATCATTGCTTCTTGCATACCGCCAGCACTATTATATTGAGATACTATATCTGCTTGTAATTTTGCTTGAGCAGCAGTTAATTTATCTCTTTCTCCAAGTTTACCTTTTTCACCTAGGTATTTATTTTCTAGTGCTCTTGCTTCATTGATCTTACCCTGAAGTTTAAGTTCTTCAATTTTCTTTTGATAGTACATATCAAATGAATCTAGCATTTGCTTATTTTGTTCTAAAGCAATCTTAGAGTCTACTGCAGATGCTGCACCTAGCGCTCCTGCTTGTTTTGCAAAACCTCTTGATGCAAAGTATCCACCAATTGCTCCTGCTGCTGCTCCGATACCTCCACCAATAATTGCTCCTACGGCATTTCCTAATACTGGAACAATAGATCCAGCCCATGCACCAATAGTTGCTCCAATTGCTGCTCCGCCTGCTGCTGATGCTCCAATTCCAGCAACCTGATTAGTTTTTGTTGCAGCCTTCTTTGTTATAAAACCACCAAGGCCTCCACCACCATTTGCTGCATTGGCACTTGTTGTTTTCATGTTTTTAGAGTTCTGTGCAATCATGTCAATTCTTACCTGAAGAGGATTCTTGTCAAGGTTTTCACCATTTGGACCAAGTATCGATTCTATCTGAGCAATAACCTTAAGACCAATAGACATATCTCCAGCCTGTCTAGCAGCATTTAGCGCAAGGCTCTTAGCCTGACCTATGTCCATTGCGCCAGACATTATGGATGCAGTTAGTTGACCACTTAAATCTTTTGCTGCTACATTGCCTTTACCTAAAGCATTCTGTTCTGAAATTCTTTTTGTTAATTCTTTACCCTCTGCAGTTTGAATAAACGCTTCTCCATATGTAGTCTTACCAGTTGCTGGCCCAAGCATTTGGAAGGAGTTCTTTCTTCTTAGATCCATTTGCTCTGATGCTGTTACTTTACCGCTAAACTTTGCTAGGCTATTAATTGCAGAGGTAGATCCTCTAAACTTTTCATTTTCTTCTAAAACCTTGTTTGCTGCTTTATCAAAAGCCATTCTTAAAGCAACCATAGATCCAACTGTTGCTGTCAATCCAATTGCAAGTGCTGCTGCTGGACTCTTTAGCATTGGAGCAATCATAGATAATCCCATTAACGGCATCATGAGTTGCTGAGAAATTTCTCCAACTTTACCTGGTGCCATTGAGCCAATCATTGCCGCTCCTGAAGCAATTCCTAGTGCCCCACCAACTCCCATTCCTGGGCGCTTTCCTGCGTCTATTCTTGCCTGCTTCTTAGCCTCTCGCTTTGCAACAAAAGATTCTGCTCTTCCACGAGGACTTCTTGCATATGCTTCTGCTTGCGCTTTTGCTGCTGCTCTTTCAGAAATTATTTGCTGACGATATGCTGCCTTTTCTGCAATAGCACTTCTCTTTGCTCGCAACTGCTCTTGACGACGAAGCGACTTTGCATCTGCATCAATTGGACCTGTACCATATAACCTAGTCTTAGACGCTGAGATCTTTGCTTGTGTCTTTGCCTCTGATCTTTGGCGTTTTTCCATTTGACGACGAACTGATTTTGCTTCTGCGTCTACTGGACCCATGCCATACAGCATAGTCCTTGAGGCTGCTGCTGCAGACTGAGAAAGTGTTGTTCCAATATTTGCACCAACTGCTTTTGCTTCTGCTACTGATCCTCTTGCTCCATCAATTATTGCTGTTGAAACTGAAGACATTGATTCTGGAGCATCTGCAAATCCAGGTCTAACAACTTTACCAACTCTAACTCTCTTAGGTTTTTGAACGACTCTCTGGTTTTCTTTAGGCTCTTCCATGACTCGTGTATCTTTTGGACTTCCAGAAGA